TTTAATGCAGTGTTTGACTACGTGGGACGAGGGGTTTAAATTGTGGGTATCTGGAGTTCCTAACGGGTTGAGAGAGAAGAATGTACTTTATGAAGTAGATCAAATAGATAAGAAATTTTCTAAACATAATGTTTCTCGTCTACAAAGCCCAAGATATACTAAAGAGCAACAAGCTACAGATTTGAAACAATACGGTGGAGCAGACGGTGATGATTATGTTCATCTTGTTTTAGGTCAACACGGTTCTCCAGCCTTTTCTGTTTTTGATAGAAAATTGATGAAAATTGATAGCTATCCTGTTGCTGTATCAATATTAAATAATATATCTCTTGAGACAGCAGGCGGAAGATTTTATGAGTTGTTGTCCGCACCAGAACCTCCTCCTCATGATTTAATTATAGCTGGATGTGATATGGGATTTTCTGCAGAACCAACAATTATTACCATTTTATATATGAAAGACAAAATGTGGCGGGAACATGCTAGATTTGAATTGAGAAGAATAAAGTATCCAACTCAAGCTAGGATTATAGATTGGTTAGACAAAATTTATAGATTTAATATGATTTCAATGGATGCTGGCAGTTCTGGTCTGGCGGTATCTCAATTTATACAGGAAAATCAACCTGATATGTTTAAAAGGTTGGTTATGGTAGATTTTCAAGGAATAGTCATTACTGGTTATAATGAGGATGGTTCTGAGCAGAAAGATCGTATAAGAAAATTTACCATTAGTCAATTGCAAAAGTGGTTGCAAAATGATCAAATTTTAGTGTTATCATTGCAAGATGATGACGTTATATCGGAACTGGAACGAGTAGGATTTACTAGGGATATGTTAGGAGTCCCTAAGTACTTTGTATATTCCCCGCAAGGTGGGCAAAAGGGTGAGGATCATATTCTTGCGTCTTTATTGACGTGGGTATATGGGTATTATTATAATTATTTTTCCCCCGAAAAACCACCCGCACAAAGAAAGTATAGTGAACTAGCTCAAGGCGGATGGAATATTCCCAAGAGGTAATATGTAGATGGCAGTAAAGAACGTTATTAAATTGGCAAAAGCTCAAGTGAATCAAATATCTGATCCTTGGTTGCAGGGTAGCATTACACAAATTACTGGTTGGGTTGACAAAATGGAGATACCCAAAGATTATAAGAAACTTATTGATATGTGCAGATTCTTTTATAAACATGATCCAATTGCTGGATCTGTAATAAATAAAATGGTTGATATGTCAATGTCAGAAATGAAAAACAGACAAGGAGATTGCACTGAAGAGGAATTTTTGGTTTATGATTCATTAGCTGATAAGCTCCAAAATTTTTACAGGGATGTTTGTTTAGAATATCTTTTATCTGGCTTAGTTGTTCCTCAATATGAGTGGGTAAGAAAGCCAGGAGACGAAGTTAGTTACAAAATTAATTCACGAAGAAGGATAACAGTTCCAGATAATATCTGGTTCAGAGATCCTGCTACTATTAGAGTGGAAAAGTCCGTGATACCAAATAAGAGATATTATTATGTGAAAATAGACCATGAAATGGTTAATTTTATTAAAACTGAAGGCAAAAGAAAGATGGTACATATGATAAAGAGTTATATGAACTTTTAAAAGCTAATTATCCAGAGTTTGTTCGACAAGTACAGAACACTAAGGGAACTTCTACCGAGATATTACTTACTGATGTAAGACCAATACTTGGTAGAACTTTACCAGAAGATGTTTATCCTGTTCCGTTTATGAGCAATGCTCTTGAATCGTTGATTCATAAAAGAAATATAAGGAAAATGGATTATTCTATTGCAGCGAGAGTAACTGCTGCAATACAACTTATTAAGTTAGGTAATGATGTATTTCCCTGTACTGATGATGATGATTTTAATGCAATAAAATCTCAAATGAATTATAAAAATGTTATTAGTGGAGAAGCTGAGAGAATATATCAACTATTTGCAAATCATACTTTGACAATTGAATGGGTATATCCAGATACTACAGCTATGTTAAATAATGATAAATATCGTGAAGTGGATGATGATATTATAGCTGCTTTTGGGTTTCCTAGAACTTTAATAACTGGTGAAACAATAAGGTCTAATGTCGCAGGTGGTTCAGATTTTGCAACTTCTTCTCCTATAGCTACTATGGAAGTAATTAGAGATAAATTAGTTGATTGGACTATAGAATTATATGAGGAAATAAAAGATAAAAATGATTTTTCTCATATTGCTATTCCTAGATTTGAGCCTATGAAAGTATATAGATTATCAGATATTAATATTATTGGTCAGATGTTATATCAGGAAGGTTCTTTATCTAGAACTTCTAGACTTGAAACATTTGGTCTTGATATTGATACTGAATTTGAAAGAAAGAAAGCAGAACAAGAAAAGATGAAAGAATATGGATTGGAGAAAGCTCCACAAATGCCTTATTCTTCACCAAAGATTGGTCAACCAAGTGGTAAAACACAAGAGCAACCAATTGAACAACCTAAAGAAACACAACAAAAAGTTAGGGAGAAGAAAACAACTGTAACACCAGAGTAAGGAGTTTTTATGAAAAAGGTTTTAATTACTGGGGTGGCAGGCTTTTTTGGTCATCATTTATTAGAACATATACTTAAAAACACAGATTGGGAAGTAGTTGGCTTAGATGGTATAAACTATGCTGGTAATTTGTGTAGGATTAATGATATCTCTGTGTTTGCTGATAATGAGAAAAGAGTAAAACTTATATGGCATGATTTATGTTCACCGATTAATGAAGACGTTGCTTATCATATTGGTGATGTTAATTATATAATTCATACTGCAGCAGAAACACATGTAGATAGAAGTTTGATTGATTCAAAACCATTTGTGTTAGCTAATATAATTGGTACATGTCATATGTTGGAATATGCAAAACATCAACAAAAAAACATGGAGAAATATATTCAATTTTCAACTGATGAAGTTTTTGGTGCAGCCCCAATTGGTGTTGATTACAAGGAATGGGATAGACATCAGCCATCTAATCCTTATGCAGCTACAAAGGCTGGTTCTGATGATTTAGCTTATAGTTTTGCCCATTCATTCAAAATGCCTATAATTATTACTCATACCATGAATATGTTTGGGGAAAGACAAAATGTAGAAAAATTTATACCAATGACTATAAGGAAAGTAATATTAGGAGATACTGTTATAATTCATGGTACTGAGAATAATGTTAGTACAAGGAAGTGGATTCATTGTAGAAATGCTGCGGATGCGTGTATATTTTTATTGGATAAAGGAGTTCCTGAAGATAAATATAATATTGTGGGCGTAGAATATGATGTATTAAGTATAGCTAAATTTATAGCGGAATATCTTAATAAACCATTAAAATATGAATATTTAGATTTTCATAAAACCAGACCTGGACATGATTTACGTTATAGCCTTGATAATAGTAAAATGATGCAAATGGGGTGGAATCCTAAAATGTCTTTTTGGGATTCATTAATAAAGGTAATAAATTGGGAGTTAGATAATAGAAAATGGATACGAGTTTAGTTATTGGATGTGCTACACATAATAATTTGAAATATACTAAATTATTTTTGGAGTCAATAAAATTATCCTACCCGTGTCATATATTTATAGTTGATAATGGATCTAGCGATGATACTTATCAATGGCTAAACAAAAGTGGTTATGATTTCAGATCTTATAAGTTAAATATGGGTTTTGGTTATGCTTATAATGATGCTTTAGATTATGCTTTTAAATTAAAAAAAGTACCATATTTGTTATGGTGTGGTAATGATATTGTCTTTAGACCAGATAGTATTGATTATATGATACAAGCTATGAACGAAACTGATTATGATATGTTTTGTGGTAATGAAGTACTTAACAAAGAGATATTAACTACTAACGAGGGAGCATTAGAAAATTTTAAATATAAATTTTCTTTTGATGAGCCACAGTATGATAAGTTAATGTATAGTGCTGGTGGCATGAATCATAGTTGTATAATTAGAAATAAAACAGTATTTGATAAGGTAGGATATTATGATATTAATTTTTATCCAGCTTATTTTGAAGACAACGATTATTCTATGAGATGTAGATTACTTAACCTAAAGTTTGGTACTGTAGACTCCGCCATTTTTTATCATTTTTGGAGCAGAACTATTCATGAGGGCGGTCTTGCACAATTAAACAGTCAAAGATTTGAACTTAATAGAAGATATTATCAAGAAAAGTGGGGAGGATTAGTAGAT